GTGCAATTAGGTTGACAATATATGTCGTAAAAACAATCACCTATTGTGTTATAGTGAAACTTAAACTTTTTTTTCATATTTATTCCTTTCATATAATATCCTATATAACATCACATCCCGGATCTGTCAACCACTTCTTGAAATTCTTTTTTCTGCTTGTAATATTGTGCTACTTTTTTCCACCATTCGTTCGCATAATGTTTGAATTCTTCGCCTTCTACGGGAAATTCTTGAAATAATAAGTCTTTACTACACATTAGAATGATTCCAAATTGAATATTGGTGCCATATATTTGGTTGTGAGCAATTGCATATCCTGCAAGTTGTAAGTAATAGTCCTCGATCCATTCTTTTCGTTTCGGTTTATTTGTTTGTTTAAAATCTATGATGGCTTCTTTACCTTCATACATTCCAACACCATCGGTTGCACCTGCATACATCTCAGGATAAAATAAAACACATTCTGTAGCCCATAACTCATCGAGTCTACCCTTTAATCCCTGGTCCGCGATTATTTGTGCCATCTTCGTTGCATGTCTTCCTTCAGGCGTTAGATTCACGATAGGTTGATCTAACATATACCCTTCAAGAATCGAGTGCATAAGGGTCCCTCTCGATGCAGCATTGTCCGTGATCCTTGTGGCTTCGGCCTCTCCTACTCTAGATCTCCACGCAGCTAATGAAGCTTTCTTCTCTTCACTTTCACAAGCTTTTAATATACTTGTAACACTTGGTAACTTCTCGTCACCTACCAGGTAATGTCTTTTACCATCAATTATTTTTCGAGTTGATGTCGGGTAGTAAAACTTTTTATTTAGTTTTATCATTATTTCCTTTCAATGTATGTTTTAGAACTGTTGTCCAGGGATTTAAGTCTAAGTCTTTAGCACATCCACTTAACAACAATAATACAATTAATATTCTAATCATTTATAAATTCTTTTCCAACCCTTAGAAAATTTTTCCAATCGTCCGGGTTACTATTTCTTTTTTTATCATTACAATTTACACAACAAAAGATAATGTTTGAGGCCATATATGTTAGTCTTGGATCCCATCTATCAATACTAAAGTTTGTAGGAATTTGTCCTTTACGTCCTAAATAACCAAAACCTCGAGTCCCACGCCTTGCTTTAAATGTAAACGGTCTTTCACAATATCTACAGATCCGACCATCTGATCCTGGAAATTTATGTTTCATATTAATAATATGATTCATATACAATCTCCAAAATTCTTTCTTGTCCATAGACGGATCGGGTTTGTGACCCCCATAAGTTTTATAACTAGGTTTGAGTTTACCTCCGATGGCTCTTCCTACATATCCGCGTTCCGAGTTCATGTATTCAAAATCTTTTTGTACTCGACGCTCGTCGTTAGGATTTTTGTAAGCCATTAGATCTTTCTAAACACATTTTATTTGCACCTCGTTCTATCAAATAAAAATTATAGTGAGTTAACGCTTGTTGAATTGAACGCATGTCATAAGTATCTACATCATCAAATACAAACCTGGTCCCTGGTCTAGATCGATTAGCAAAGAATAAAGCTTCATGTAGCACTGCAGCGGTAGTGTGAGGACCATCGAAGTGTACAAAGTCATAAGTGTTCATGATATTTTTTTGACCTTTGTAATAGATAGGCACACCTTGGCCAAACGCATTAAAATATTCAATGTCTTCTAGTTGATATAAAATAAAATTTTCGTGCTTGTTAAAAGCAGTTAAGAAAGTTTGTTTCATGGAGTTAGGATACGTCGGAGTCTTGAAAGAACCATCTGGGTTGTATAAAATATTACCGTCAAAGTCTGTCCATCTAGGAACTACTCCTCCTTGAGTATCTACATGATCATAGAGAATGTCTCCATAAGGATCTATGCCTATATGAAAATGATTTTTATTTTTAAAATTCTCCATGATGACGTGAGAGCCGTAGCCCTCACGAACCCCAATTTCTACACTTAAATAAAAGTCTCTAGGACTTAATTGATTGGCCCACTTAGCAAGTAGGTTATAGTCTTTACTGTCTCCTTTAAGCATTAATTTCCTTTCACGTACAGTTTAGATCGAAGAGATCTTACTTCTTCAATTAATTTCTCATTATAATTATGTAGTTTTTCATTTCTAAATTCTAAAACTTCTATTTGTTTAGTAAGATCATTAGGGCCCCGATCATCGACCGGAGTCCCTTTCTTTTTTAATAACTCTAACTGTTCTATCAGTTTATGATATTCAATTATGTCTGCCTCACTCATCATACGCCGAACTTCATCAACTCATTAAACTTTTTAAGTTCATGCTCCGAAATATCTTGTAAAGCCTTGGTTCGGTTATAAATCTCACGGGCTTTTAATAATTTATCACTATTATCTTTTGTATAAGCTATGGCCTTGTTTTGATTTATAACCTCCAAATGCTCGTCTCTAAGTTCCGTCACGATGCTTGTTTCACCTCATCAGTTAACAGTAAAGGCTTTCGTGTAAAGTCAAAAGCATCATCGGTACTAATCAAAATTTGAATAGTATTTTCCGAGTCTTTAGACTCTAACATTTCTGCTGCTACTTTAAACTTCATAGCATCCTCAAATGTTTCTGCTTCTTTAATCACCGTCACATAATCATTTGCATGTGAAAAGTGTATTCTTTTTACTACTGTATATTTCATTCTTTCTCCTTAGTTGATAGTTACATCTTCTTCATATTCTCTGTCTTTAGCGAATTGAATTAGATTCATTTTTTTATTTTTATCACTCAAACCGCTATTATAAATAGTTTCTATTTGTGTGATATACTCATTACTACTAGTAGCAGCTAAGAGTTTGCTTGCCTTTGATTTTAACGCAGATTTTAATCTAGCAAAATCATACTTAGGATGTTTTTTCATAATTGAAAAAGCTCTAATAAAAGGTCTCTTTAATTTATTTCCCGAATTAAAGATATTATTTACATATCTCATCTCTTCAGCAAGTTTATCAAAGGCCGCTATATTTCCTGCAGGTATTTTAAAATTACCGTGTTTAAAACCTTCTGCAATATTTTTACCTCCTGTAGCTTTACCTAACAAAAGATAATGTGTTTCAATTACTGGCATTTGATATTGTTCCATTTTAGATCTCAAGATTTTATAATCTTGTTTACCTCTGGTGCAGTGAAAGTTTAAAAAATTATTCATGTTCCAATCTTTTCTTCCTGCATTAAAGATAGCCATATCTAATGGATCTTTAGAATCAATTACAATGTAATAAATTCCTAGATCCAATTCTTTTCTTGCTTGAAAAGTGTGATGGCCTTCTCTTATCTCCATGTCTTTATTAACATAAATAGGTAACTCTAGATCTCGTGCAGCAATAGATTTTTTTATACTTGCTACATGACCAGGATCTATTGGTCGGTTACCCTTTGTTTTTTTAAACTTTGAGTATTCTTTTGTAAAAAACTCTCGGTTTACTTTTGTGTCTGTACTCATACTTTCTCCTGTATTGGTTTATTTAAGTTTGCCATTTAAACGTTTGGCTTCTTTGTTTACTAGAATAGTCACCACCTGTGCTCTCGATACTTCGGGATCATCAGGTACTAACACTTTTCTAATTTTGTCAATCTTCGCATACGTCTCTTTTTTAATAGAGATGTTTTTGTATTTGCTAAAATCAGTCATTTGTTATATCCTTTCATTTTTTAATATGAGGATATCCTACAAAATATTATTCTTTGTGTCAATAATTATTTTAAATAATCTTATCTGGCTTGCATGAAAATTTAATATACGCTATCATACTATTTGTCCATTCTGGGTCAAATCCAGCCATAAGTTTATGCGAGTATTCGTAGCCATAAACTATACAGCTACTATAATCCTTAAATAATACGTTTGGTGTAGGTATAATCTTGCATTGATTAACTGCAAGTTCACTACATAAAACCATCAACAAAACTACTTTACTCACTACCCCTGACCTTTGTAACGCTTCGTATTTTTTTGACGTTTTTCATTTTTGTTTAATGATTTTTTGTGTTGACGAGGCCCTCTTTTCTTAGGCTTATCTCGAACTACAAAGTCTTTAAATTTTCTAGCCATTATTTTATATAGTTATCTTTTATCCATTTTTTATCAGACTCATCTAATTTTAAATATCTGATAGAGCCATTGATATGCTGCTTTGTATCATGACCACAATTAGTACATCTATAAAATTCTGTAACAATGGCAACTAAAATACTTTCTTCGTTACACTCTTCACAAACACCGGTAACAGTATCTATTTTATGAAACAGTTTAAATTTATCCAACGACTTTACCATTCTTCCATTCCATATCTGGAAGACCTTCAGTGTATTTTTTTCCGTCAAAAGTAAGAACTTGTTTTCTATTTGAACCTGATTCATGATAAGATATGTGGACCCATCCCCCTGCAGGATCTGTTGGATCATAGTATTCCATGATCAGCTGATCAAAATCGACGTTATTTTGTAGCCAGTAAGCTGTCTTAATGTTGGGCACGCCAAAGATCTCTAGGTCGACCGCCTGGCCCTTCGCATGCTGCGAAGTCTTTTTGCTGCCGATTGCTTCACACAGCGCTTCGCTCCGGTATCCGCTGGTGATGGTCACAGGTTTAGAAAAATGTGCACGTAGCGGTTCAAGGATTTCATAACAAAGATCACCTAAACTTTTAATCTCACCTGCTCCTGGTGTATTATCTATGCCCTTACGTTGAGCAGTCATCGAATTGGTCATCTCTTTAAGAGTAAAGTGTTTACTGAGCTGCATTTATTCTATAATTTTTTTGATTGCTTTAGATCCGTCTATATTTTTTTCAAGTTCAACTTTTACTTTACCACATTTGTATTGAATATTATCATTTGCTGTACGTTCTGCAACACGTTTTCCTTTTAAACAATCCGACATTGCAGGCTGTATTCTATGTTCTGTAAGAACGCCCCCTATAAACATACAAAGAGCTACTACACTACTGATGACCGTTTCCATTTGCTCTTACCTTATCTTTTAAATGTTCAATATCATTTAACGCTTTTTCTAATTGTGATTTAAGAAATTCTATATTAACTTTATTAGTCATATTCATTTCTTGAGTCGCTTCCATTTTCTCTACGGTTTTATAAAGATCTTCCAATAAAAATAGTTGCTCCTGATCCACAGGGACTTGTTCTGACTTCTTGAGCAAATCATTTTCAAACAACTCACGTGATGTCTCTAACGATACTAATCTTGCCGTAAGCTCCGTATATCCAAGCACGCCCATTCCGACAAGAAGTATAAGACTAGCAACCGTCTTCATAGGCATCTGCACTCTTGCCTCTTCTCCGATGTTTAGTGGTTTATTACTCATCTAGGTATGTATCCTGGTTGTATAAAAAAAGCTAACAATACAAAAGCTACAATTAAAGCACCTGTAAAATAATAATTCATCCTCTGATACTCCATAATTATCTTGTCCAAAAAAGTAATCTTTTTAAAACTTCTTTTATTTTTTTAATTATGTTTATTTTTTCTTGTGTTATTTCCCAAACACAATCACAAAAAGAACATTGTGCAATTCCTCTGTGTCTGTGTCCACAGTCCATGCATATTCCATTAACTACATTAATCATTTTTTTTCTCCTCAATTTCGTAAAAGAAATTATCGGTATCTTCTGTTTTCCATTTACCCGTATCTTCTACGTTCCATTCATTCGTTTGCACTTTCCAATCTGGAATATTATCTTTTACTGTAAAAGAAGGTAGATCCCAAATACATCTATTGTTAGGTTGTGCTGCATAGTTGCCGTCGTTTAACGCAATTATGTGAGCGCACTTATGTTCGTGCGGGATCTCTGAATGATCAGTGTCAAGTATATTACTATCTGGATGAGCCCAGTCAATAGTAAATAAATAACTACCGTGGTGCCATTTTTTATCTTTACCTATGTATTTACCAGAAGATGCTGTTAAAATAGACCAACTAGTAACAGTAGGATAATAACTAAAAGAATTCCAAAGTTCCAGTTCATCAAGTCTCTTGGATGGAACAGACTCGGGTTCATAACCACGTTGAATAAAAGCCGTAATTGGGAGACGATAAAAGATTGCACCATTTTCCATAAGCGCATGCCATAAGATAGCACGACCTCCCATAGAGGTAATACCAAAGATAATACAGTCTTCAACTTCTCCGTGATGTTTTTTACAGTCATATAAATACTCCCTTCTAATTTGTGCGTAAATTGGTGGTATGTTTGCATTTAAATAAGCCATAATCAACCATTAATATCTCCCCAAGTGTTTGCTAATTCGCAGTCTACTTTGTTGGGGACTTCTAAAGTAACTGCATCCTGCATGATCTCAACAATTTTATCTGCTTGTTCTTGATCCTTTACAGAAATACAAAGTTCATCATGAATTTGTACATGAGCCACTATACCATTTTTATATAAATCTAACATAGCTTTTTTTGTCATGTCAGCCGCACTTCCTTGTATTAATTTGTTTAAAGATTTGTAAGTAAATGCTCTTCTAATCCCTGGTCCATGTTCCTGCAATGCATCTTCATGAGGCAATGCTTTATGCATACCGAATTGATTAGGCTCCCACAAATGAAACCTACACAATCGTCCCAAGAGAGTTCGAATTTGACCACGCTCTTGGGCACGATTGGAAGCACTATTCATTAACTGCTTAACGAAGGGAACTTTAGCGTGGTATTGATCGAACAATTCTACTGCTTTGTCTTTTGATACACCTAGTTCGGCCTGGAGTTTTGCTTTACCCATACCGTAGAATAATCCAAGATTAATTACCTTGGCTTGTGATCTAGGAATCTTTGCCATGTCTGCTACGACCTGGTGAAAGTCCGTTGAGGTATCATTTTCATAATTATCTATAACATCATTTACAGACGGAAATTTGTGTAAAGCTGCATAATGCACTACCAGCCTAGGCTCTTGCTGAGAATAGTCAAAACTACCCCATCTATGGCCCTTCTCGGGTATAAATATAGACCTAATCATAGGTCCAAGATCCTTATTTCTTGCAGGAAGTTGCTGTAAATTTGGGTTAGAATAACTAAATCTTCCTGTCACAGTTCCGCCTTGATCTGACCTTATTTGATTTATGTCAGCATGGATACGACCTTTGTGTTCATGTTTAATTATGGTATCTATAAAGGTAGTATGAGCCTTATTAACTTCTCTAGCCTTAGCAATCATTCTAACTACAGGATGTTCATGATTCGAAATAAAATTTTTAGTAAAAGAAGGTGCCTGTGATTTCGCAGTTCTTTCATAAGTTAAACCAAGTTTATCAAAAACTTTGGCAACACTTCTTGCAGCCATTAGTTGAACATCTACTCCTGTTTCTTTTTTTATTTGGTGGAGTAATGTTTCTTCTTGCAATGTTAATTGTTGCTTCAATTTATGAGCTCTTTCAACGTCCACTCTCACCCCAAGAAATCTCATGTCTACCAGACAAGGAAACAAATCCGTCTCAAGTTCAAAAATAGACTCTACATCTTGGTGTAGTAATTCTTTTTTAAATATTTGCCAAAGTTCTAATGTAAGTTCTGCATCTTTCTCTGCGTAAGATCCAACATACATTGCTGGCAGTTGCCACATATCTGCTTTAGGATCTAATCCTCTAGACTTTGCTTCTTCATTCAGTGCAGATTCATTTTTACCATGACCTAAATAATCCCACGACAAACTATTTAAATCAAATCTAAATCTATTCTCATCAATCAATGATGCTGCAATCATAGTGTCTACTATCTGTCCATTAATCTTAAGACCCATAGATCTAATCCAACAAACATCATACATAGCGTTGTGAAATATTTTTATAGCGTCACTATCTAATACATCTTGAAACCAATTTAAGGTTCTCTTACGATCCATGTTTGGCCCTGATCCGTGAGCAATCGGGAAATAAAATTTTCTTCCTGGTACAGCAACCGCAATACCAACTACTTCCCCATTACCAATGATGGCACCACTACCTTTAGATTTTAAATCTGGATCTCTTGTCTCTAAGTCAATTGCAATCTCGTCGTATTTTCTTAGATCCGGATATTCCTCTGGTTCATTCCATTCTGTCTGTGCTTCGAATAAAGGTACCTTCATTTTTTTGCCTCGTATACATATTTGTTTTCTATTATTTTAGTCATCTTATCTTTGTTACTAAATGCATATAAAGCTGCACTGTAATCATGAGGAAATATTTCCCATGCAAGATCTTTCTCTAATCCAAGATAAATTTCTAAATTAAATTTATTTTTAGAAAATTTAATTGTTCTACGTATAGTAGATTTTTTTGGCATCATTTTTTCTTTTTCATGTCATTCATTTTCAACATTTCTAGTTGACAGTAGTGTACAATCTTTTTAAGATCTTCCACTCCCCCTTTCCGTTGATAACGACAAACGTATTTCACAACATTGCCCTGAAAGAATGATAAATCATTTTTAGAAATAAATTCGTAGGGTTGAATGGGAAACTTTGTGTAGTGGTTCCCGCCTACCTGGGTGTATTGTGGAAATGATTCTTTAAATATATCTTCTGATGTCATAGTGGATATCCCTTTCGTTCTATTTTTGCTCTCATTAAATATAAATTTCTTTTTGCTCTCGTGCAACCTACATACCATACTCTGTGCTCTTCGTCACGCTTTATTACACTTTTAGTAATAGCTTCTCTTATCTTTTTAGCATTGTCTAATACTAAAATTACGTTCTTACATTCACCCCCTTTTGCAGCGTGAATGGTAGATACTTTGATTCGTGCTTCATCACTTAATCTTTCTTTATTTGACAACATTAATCTTATATAAATTTTGTCATCAGCTGGTGCAGTATCAAAACACTCAAACCATTTTAAATCTTTTTTAAGTTCTCGGTTACCCAAATATTCTTTTATATCTTCCAATGCAGTGTCTGATACCTCTTCACCATTTAACCATTTGCTATGATTGATAATTGCTTTGTAAAGTTTTGTATTGTAACTTTTTTGATGTCTGTTTTCATAATACAAACCTTTTACTTTTAAAAGATCACATACTTCTTTAGCTCTAGACAAAGTTCTAGTTAATATTAACCAGTTGTCCTGGTGAAGATCTACGTTTTCTAAGCTATTGATTTTACTACACAATCCTTCTTCATCTCTTGGTAAATAATTTTTAGTTGCTCTAAGTCCTGCGATTCGTGCAGTAATAATTTCAGATACATCCTGTACTGCTTTTGGAATCCTTCGGGATCTTGATAATACTTTTTCTGCAGCAGGTTCTTGAATGAATCTATCTACATCTGCACCAGCCCAGCCATAAATTGCTTGGTCATCATCACCCGCTAAATAAATATTCTTTGATTTAGATTTTAATATGTCATACAGTTTCCATTGTATGGGTGATAAATCCTGGGCTTCATCAATAAAAACTACATCAAAGTTTGGAATCTTATTGGGTTGTTGTACGATGTCATGAATCATATCAGTAAAGTCTACTAAGTTATTTATGTCTGGATGTTTGTAATGGTTGTAGTTTGCTTCAATGTGTTTTAATAAATCTGGTTTTACATTTGTTGAATGTTCTCCTGTGCAATACTCATCCCAAACCGGAATATCTTTTTCTTTTGCTTTTAAAATAATTTGAAAGTATTCATTATCACAAGTTAGGTAAGGTGAAGCGTCAGCATCTTTTTTAGCGTTAACCCTTATACTTAATTCTTTTCCAAGATCATTGTAGTGGTAGTCTTGCATAACATTTTCTTCTCTAAGTCCTAGACTATGAAAAGCTAAAGAGTGTAATGTTTGAAAGTATCTAAGTTGTTTCTTTTTATACTCAGGATTTTTCTTAAGCATTCTATCTCTTGCTTCATTAGCTGCCTTACGAGTAAATGCAAAGTAACCTATTTTATTTACTGGAGTGCCCACTCTTATGTAGGCCATGGCTCTTCTAATTAATTTCTCTGTTTTCCCTGTACCTGGAGGGCCATATATCTTCGTAACCTTTGTCATTAAAGAATATCTTTTTTACTCTTCATCGGTAAAATTTCTATTTCATTTTCTTCTTTGTTAAAATATTTCATAGAAACTTTTATACATCTTACAGGGTTATTAGATTTCTTTTCAGTTGCTTTTTTAGGATATCGTTTAGGATGTCTAAGTTCAGCATCAAAAAAATCCATTAGCATTTGTCCTGTTCTATCTATTTTAGCTTTCCATTCTTTATTTTTTAAAAAATTATAAAAAGGATCAAATACAAAATAAGCAAAGCCATCAGTATCAATCAATGTACTACCACTTCTAAATGCAGCATCACTTACTGCAGGAACACCATGAATATAATCTTCTAAATGTTTATGTAATACTTCTTTTGGTGATGTACCTGGTGGAGCTTTTTCTGTCTTCATCCCTTGCCACAAAGTATCTAATACAGTTTGCATATCGTCACCCTTGATTCGTGGTGGTGGAATAGGTGTATGTGCTCCAATTAAACGTCTAAGTTTTTCTTGGTCCATAATGTAATTAATATCTCTAGCAATTATTTGCTGCGTAGTTTCACCTTCTACTTTGTCATTGTAGTGAACAGTGAATCTAAATTCTGGATCTGGTGAATAATCTATTTTAATTAATGCAGATAGTGTTGGAAACTTTTTAACTTTGTCCGATGCTACACCAAACTTTCTTTTTAAACATTCTGATTTAACACACATACTATTAATAGGTTCTTCCGAGCAAGTATGTCCTGCAGTATCTTTTTTATAGGCTTTGATTTTTTGTTTTACTTTTTCATCACCCCATATGTTATCGTAGACAATATAATTTCTAGCACCTTCTAAAAGTTTTTCTTCCCAGTTGTCAGGGTATTTCTTTTTAGCAAACACCATGTAGTTATAAATAAATCTATCTCTGTAATCATCTAGTTTAGATTTTGATAATCTTTGCAGACATACAGGACCATCTATAAATTCATCTGCACCACCTGTAAGTTCAAGTCTTATTAATTCATCAGCAAACTCTTCTAGATCTTCTTTAGTCTTTGTGTTAGCCTCGACGACTTTTATAAATTGTTCAAAGCTAAACTCAGTACCATCTAAATTTACACCCACTCTTTCATTACGATTGTAATAAGGTAGATTAATAAAATTACCGTTGATTGGTTTTTGATCTGAGCCTATACCTAACTGTGTTTGTTTTGGAAATATTTCTGTTGATGCTTTTAAATCAAATGTAAATAATAATTTATCTAAAAAGTTTCTAACAAAACTTGCTTTGACGGGTTCTTTGAAGAACACATAAATATGTAGTCCACCACTTTTAGATTTAACAGGTACTACAGGAATATTTTTCTTATCAATAATTTCTAAATACTTTCTTAAATCAAAGTTATCATACTCATCCGAGTCAATATCAATTGCTCCAAACTTTGCGAGTCCTTCATCATTACAGGGTTGGATACCAATTGATTTTTTACCTGTAAGATGATCTAAATAATCAGACTCTAATAATTCTTTAGCTGCCCAGCCATATTTTAATTTAAGTTTACCTGTAGAAGGATCTTTGTAAGCAGAGTTTATATCTGCATAACCATAATCTCTTTTAAGACCTGTAAATATTTCTATAAATTTGTTTTCCATCTTTCCTCTTTGATAGGGGTGACTCTACTCTCGCTTCGCCACCCCTGTTGCAACCATTCCCAGAGGGAAATTATTAGTAGTGAGCTGCTCCATCCGTAGCTTTAGCAGTATCTTCCTCACCATGTTTAACTTGAACATCTCCTTTAGAAATGCTTTCAGAAAAACTTCTGGCTTGTTGATACATTGCTGCGTCTTCGATTGGACCTGTCTTGCTCACTTCCCAACCAAACCATGTACCTTTGTCGTTAGACTGCTGCACGGTTTTTAGTTGATAAAGATGGCTAAAAGATGCCGGTGTGAACATACCATTCTTACCTTGCATCTTTATACTTTGCATCATGCTATTCCATTTTCTACTAATTTTTAATTGAGTAGATTTCATAGCAATCAACGCAGTGGTTGGTGAAGTACTATTAACTAATACAAAATGCTGCGCAGTCTTCTCAATATAATTACCGTTTGGAAGTCTATCTTTAAAGTCTGCACCTCTAGTTGTTTTAGTCATGATGTCACTTGATGAAGGATAGATATTTACTGGCGCACCAGATCCATCTTTTCCTCTATCTTTCCACTCGACATACTCGAGTTTGTAGTAACATGGAATCACTGGAACTCCTTTTTCACCATTGAAGAGTTCGCCTGTTACTGAATTGTAAATCATTCCAGGTTCTGCGCCTTCAACATACTTACCGTCTCTCTTGTTTACTTCAGGAGATAACTGCCCAAGTATTTTAAGGAAGGGTAATGCAAGATCATCTTGTCCTACCGTTCCAGTTTGCACATTTGCATCTGCTTCAAACACTATGTTTGTAGACAATGCACCATTTTTCTTTACTGTTGGTTCTTTGTTCATGTTTCTATTTCCTTGTTATTTTGGTTCTGTTTCCTGCGAACACATTAAATAGATCCGTGGGCATATCATCACCCTTTTCAATACGCTCACGAACCAATGCTTTAAGTGTCATAGGCTCAACCTTTAACTTCTGGGTGGGTTGATATCCATGACCTTGCGCAAGGACAGCATAATCTGCCGCCTTGTTATCCTCGTTACGACCAAAGG